TTACACGCCGGTAACCTCCTGCGGAGTAGCCTTTACAAGCACTGGTGTAAATCCATCTTCATTAAGGTTATGAATATAGACTTCCGTTCTCCTGCGCTCTTCAGCGTTTAATATGGTTTCTGGATCATAAACCCATACTTTCATTCGACTATTCCATGAAGAAATCGCTTCAGATTTAGTTCGTTTTTCTGGTCCTTGGGCACCACATTTGCATGACACATAGCGCATTTTCCCTCTGATACTGAATGAGTACCCCAACCAACAGGGGATTTGCTGCTTTCCATTGAGCCTGTTTCTCTGCGCGACGTTCGCGGCGGCGTGTTTGTGCATCCATCTGGATTCTCCTGTCAGTTAGCTTTGGTGGTGTGGTGGCTGGTAGTCTAGCTCCAGCTTGTTGAGTCTCATTCGGAGGGGTATACTCAATATCCAGACCAGATTGAATCCGTTCGTAAAGGCATGGGATTCATTGATGAAGACCAGCGTAATTCTATCGGTACATTAGCGGCTGGCGCACGTCTTGCGTCATCTTCTCCAGAAGCAATGCAATCATGGCTGCAAAACAACGCCGGTGAGTTAGCTCGTGTTGGCGTTAATCCTCATGACGTCGCTCAGATGTACCAACAGAACCCGCGGCAGTTCGGCGAATTTGTCGATCACCTGGGGATGAACAGTCTCGGGCCCGAAAAATACTTTGACCTACAGGATAAAATGCAGGGTCGACAGGTTACCATGCGCGGTCAGGATCTGGATTCGCAAACCGCCGCTCGGAATCAGGCAATCACAATGCGCGGACAAGATATCCAGGCGAATTTAGGTCAGCAGCGCATTAACCTGGACGCAGAAACAAACCGCATTAACAACGAAAATAAGCGCCTTGACCGGATGCTATCAGCAGAAACTAACGACCTGAAGCGCCAGGAAATACAGAGCCGCATAGCAGCCAACAACCAGCAGTTGCAGCAGAAGCAGCAAGCGCTAAATGATGGCTACAAAGACGGCATCAACACCATCACAACCAGCATGTTCACTCTGAACGATATCGTTAGTTCTCCTTCACTTAAGAGCATTACAGGCTTACGTGGAGTAATCCCCAACGTTCCAGGCTCACAGGCTGCAGACACTCAGGCACGACTTGATACCTTTAAATCACAAGCATACCTGACAGCGGTTCAGGCCATGCGAGGCATGGGCGCACTTTCTGATGCCGAGGGCAAAAAGCTCGACCAGGCTGTTGGTTCGCTGCAGAACTCGCAGAGCGAGGAGTCCTTTCGTCGCAACGCTGGCGTCATCCTGAACACGCTCAACCAGAAGCGTAATGAGGCGGTTGGTAAGTACGTTCAGCAAAACGGTATCAAGCGAGTGGAAGCGCCTCAGGCTTCTATAGATTACCTGAAGCAGCACCCCGAGCTGTCAATCGACTTCATTAATCGCTACGGATATCTTCCATCTTTGGGGCAGTAAATGGCTAATTACCGTGATTTGTTAGAGCAGGCTGGCGCACGTTACGGTGTGCCAGAAGGGTTGATGACTGCACTGGGTGCCAAGGAGTCTTCTTACAACCCTGCCGCAGTAAGCTCCGCCGGGGCTGTAGGATTGACTCAGGTCATGCCTGGGACATGGCGTGATATGGGTTATACCGATGAGCAAATGCAAAACCCCGAATATCAGGCTGACGCTGGCGCGCGCTATCTGGCAAAGATGTACCAGCAGTTTGGTAACTGGCGTGACGCTCTTCAGGCTTATCACGACGGTCCCGGCAACGTTATGAAGGCAAAGCGTGGTGAATATACGCTAGGACCTGAAGGCCGCGGTTACGTTGATGATCGCTTTGCTCAATGGGCGGGTGACCCGGTGACAGACTCAACAGTCGAACAGCGCGCCACCTCTGCAAAGGTACATCCTCAGCAAGACCCTAACAACCCGTTTGCACAACTGGAAGCACAGTCATCCGAACAAGTATCGGCATCAGGCGTGCAGTCAGACCCAAATAATCCATTTGCTCAGATTGAGCAGCAGGCAGCCAGTCAGCAGCCACCTCAACCCGTAAGTTCTGTCGCACCGAAACCTGTTCAGCAGCAAGGCGGAATAATGTCTGACCTTGGTAATGGACTTGCTGAAACCGGGCGCGGCTTACTACAGGCAGGAATCAACGTAGCGAACATACCTGCTGAACTCACTGATGCTGTAACAAGCGCGGCGGCTTGGGCTGGAGGTAAACTCGGCATTGGCGATGGTACATATCAACCAGCACCACGAGTAACAACGCAGGGATTAGAGCAGGACTTTGGCCTTCAGCAAGGCGCGCTGACTCCACAAACGACAGAGGGAAGGGTATTTGCTGAAGCATTGCCTTACCTCACTCCTGCTGGCGTTGAGAGAGCGGCAACACAGTCACCAACACTTGCTGGTCGAATTGCTCAGGGGGCAACTCGCCTTCTAGCAGAAAACGCAGTTGGATCACTTGCTGCAAACAGTGCGAAAGATGATGCGGAAGCACTCGCCACCGATTTAGGCGTTGGTGTGCTGGCTGGCGGTGCTATTACTCTCCGTAAATATCAGCAGGCCAATGCCGTCTACGCTGACGAAGCCGCGAAACTAAAGAATACCAGGCTGAAGAATGTTCTCATGAAAGGCGATCTGACGCCGGAAGTTGTCAACAACATGCTATTCAGCAAGAACAAATCGGAAATTAAGACGCTGTATAACTCAGTTGGTCGTGTTGGCAGGGCGCAAATGCGCAATGGCATCATTGGAAAGGCGATGGAGAAATCTGGCGGATCCCCTGACCAGTTCCTTCGGCAGCTTAACATCCTGCAAAACCAGACTGGCATCACATTTAAGGGGCAGGACGCTGCTTATCTGAAAGGATTGAAAAACTACCTGCAATCCACGCAGCAGGCTGCAAAAGCGGCAGTAACAACACCAACAGGGCAGCAAACCATCCCGTTCATTATCGGGTATGGGACGGCAATGAACCCTGCGACAACTGGCGCAGCGGTAAGCTACGGACTTCTTACTCGCGCCTATGAGAGCGAGCCATTCAGAAATGCAATGCTCCGAATGGCAAACACCCCACGCGGATCAACAGCGTTCGAGAAAGCCATGCAGCAGGCACAAAAGGCCATTAACGCCCTGACTCAGGGGGCTAAGTCTGATGCGCTGTCAGAATAGCTTCGCAAACACCAGGAACGTGTAAAAACCAAATATGTAGAACGCAATATTCAGCATATCTCTGTGCATAAATCCTCCGTAACGGATGGTTATCTGCTGTCTTTTTTATATAGCTTCTTGAGCGTATCAAAGACAATTTTCTTAACCATATCAGATTGTTGTTCTGCCATACGCTCTGCATCGTCAATGTAAACTGATGCAGAGCTTTGTTTATCCAATGATTCCTCAATCGCTGCAATTATCTCTGAGTTCAGCGACCTGTTATTCATCTTCGCACGCTGCTTAATTTTCGCGTGGAGTTCATGCGGAAGTCTCAAGTGAAACTGCGCCTCGTCGTATTTGCTGTACATCCTTGATGCCTCACCAGTTGGGTGGAATGGCATCGTAACCTACTGGATAAATACTCAATAGTACCATTTCGGTATGCAATCACATCATGGTTGCATCATATCATTCGTCTGGAGCAATGAAATGTCAGATATCACCGCAAATGTTGTGGTCAGCATGCCTTCGCAACTCTTCACTATGGCTCGTTCTTTTAAAGCCGTAGCCAATGGCAAAATTTATATCGGTAAAATTGACACTGACCCGGTAAATTCTGAAAACCAGATTCAGGTTTATGTAGAGAACGAAGACGGCTCTCACGTTCCTGTATCGCAACCAATCATCATTAACGCTGCAGGTTACCCCGTATATAACGGACAGATTGCCAAGTTCGTAACTGTGCAAGGCCATTCTATGGCTGTTTATGATGCGTACGGTTCGCAGCAGTTCTATTTTCCGAATGTGCTGAAGTATGACCCTGATATGCTGAAACGTGAACTACAATCAGATACATTAACAGGTCTTGTTAATGATCACGTTGTTTTCGTAAAGCAGCCGCATGACGGATCTATAACCACTACACAACATGATAAAAATGAAGAGATTATTAGCATAACTGATTTTGGAGCCATCCCTGGAACTGATTGTAGCGCTGCATTTAATTCGGCCATACAAGCCATTAAGAGTGATAGCTCTAAAACAAAAAAATTTATGTTCCAGGAAATAACCTACCGTATTACATTTCTAATATTGAAATAGACAGCGTGGTTTGTATTTATGGAGATTCTAAAAAACTTAGTGTAATTGAGCCATTAAAAAACGGAGATGCTTGCTTTATTTTATTAAAAGGTTCTGAGTTTAGTCGATTTTATGGGTTAAACATTACATCAAAATATGGAAAGAGTGGAAGTAATTGTGTTGGCTTTCTAATTAAGAGTCCTCTTATTACGATAGAAGAGTGTTCATTTTCTTTTTTAAACTCATGCATATATTCACCATCAGGGTATTCTGCAGCTGAGCTTGATATTAGACATAACAGGTTTGCAGCTAGCAGTTGGGGCATAAGATTTGAAGGCGGGCAAATAAACTCAAGAATGCTTATGAATACATACTCAGATTGTTATTCCGGGTTTTATGCTAGATGTGAAAAAAAAGATGTCTCAACAATTACAGAGGGGCTTAAGTTGCATGGTGAATTATTTTATTCATGCGGTTACGAAGACGCTGGTCTATCAGCAATAGATATTGATGGGGTGGCTTGGACATGGTTGATTGACGTTATGTCAGATCTTGCTACTGGTCCTGCTCTAAGAGTAAAGGACAGTAAACAAGCAACGTTGGTTGGTGGGTATTTTTCATCTAACTCTTCAACATCATCTTGTGCAATTATTGAAGGCTCAAGTGATATGTTTACCGCTGTTGGTTCTACATTTTCAGACAGTAGAAAATGGGGGGTGGAAATAACAAAGAACATATTTTCACCTTCTAATGTAACTCTAAACAATTGCATCATCCAAAATAACAACCTCGTAGATGAACAAATCGGGGATCTTCTTGTCAACTCAGTAACGAATGTAAGGGTAATTAATTGCACTCTTACTAGTGGCAGGGTGGCAGATATTTCCATTTTTGATAATGCAGGTGGTGGTGCTAGTGCATATCTATATAATACAGTCATTAATGGAGGGGCGAGCGTAGGCCCAACAAACTGCAGGCTCATAAATAATGATTCACCAAGCCATCCAGATAAACAAACAGGAATAATTATCATTCCCGATGGATCTGCATCAGTACAAATTCCTCTAACAATAAAATCAATTCAAAATACATCGTCTATTGGTGTGATTGCGACATCAACTGATGTTGCAACAAATATTTCAGCAGGCGTCGTCGATAATACTATAAAAATAGTAAGAGACAACACTTCTGGCGAAGTGGCCTGTAGCTTTTTTGCTTATCTTATTCAGTAATAAAAAAGGCATTCATTTTGGATGCCTATTTTTATTGTTATCCCTAAACAAACTCCTCAGGAGGTGGTATTTTACTATTGTCCATGAAGAACATTTTTAATATTTAACCTTTCGTTTGTTTTTTTAACATTAAATGCCCTACCTTAACTGATGGAACTTCAATTAAAACATATGAAATATACGCAAGAAATATTGATAAAACTGTCATCATAGAGAACATAGATAATCCTGAAAATCCTATTTTTAATAGGAGTGAATATGCACATGTAGCAATTATCACATGATACAAATAAACTGAGTATGAGATATCTCCAAGAAAAACCAATGGCTTAATCTCGGTAATTTTGTTATTTTTCTCGTACATAACAACCCCTAGAACAATCATTAGGGAGTAAAGCCCGTATTGCAGTGGACCATGCCCAGCGTTTACTCCTGATTGTATTGTTATAAATCCAATTGATATAAGTAAAAATGATATTGCGATAGAATATTTATTTAATTTTAAATGATTTCTAATCTTATAAATAAACATTCCATATATAAAGTCTATAACCATTATATTTCCTGGGACATTCAATATCCCCGCGCCATTTTTAATTTGTTCCTGATGGAAAATGTTTATTGATTTGTTGAAAATAAGCTGTATTGATATCATAGCAAATATTGCAATTGTTGATGTAAATATAATGCGATGTTTGTGTGAGAAAAACATACCTATTAGAAATATTATATAAAAATATATCTCGTATGTTAATGTCCATGCTGTAAATAGTACACCATAGCCAAAGTAAGGTGCATTATATTGATAATCAGGGTGGATCATCATAAATGAACGTAAAATATCATGGTGAGAATATTTTATTGGGGATAAAATAATCAAAATAGAGAGTGCTATGAAATAAGCAGGATATATTCTGAAAAATCTTTTTATGATATATCCCTTAACAATTGAGTTGTCTTTTTTTTCTGTTGAAAGAGAAATAATATATCCGCTAATTATAAAAAACATATCAACACCGAAAGCGCCATTGCTAAAAAATTTTTGACCCAACATAGCTATTGGCAAAAAATTATCTAAAAACTCTCTAAAATGGAAAAATACGACATATAAAGCAGATACCCCCCTTAAATATTGTATCCCTACATCTTGTTTGGTGCTAGATTTCATCTTGGCTACTATCCTGTTGCTCTGTTTGTGAAAATGTCACGATATTATCAAGTTTTGTAGATACCTCCAAATTTTCCTTATGATTCTGTGTTTTTATAGTGTGGAAATAAAGTTGAGTGAAAAGCGCGCAGACATTTTCTAGAGAAAATGTCTAATCATTTCCCATCAATCCAGTCCGCCCACCACTGCATCATCTCCCTGCGCTTATCGAGATACTGCGCATGGTTGTAAATACCGCGCACAGATCCGCCGTTGGCATGTGCCAGTTGCACTTCAATAGCATCAGCAGGCCATTCGTGCTCGTTCATAATCGTGCTGAATTCATGCCTGAATCCGTGACCGCTTTCCAGCCCTTCATAGCCAATTTGTTTGATCACAAGCAATACCGCGTTCTCGCAGATTGGCTTCTTCTTATCGTTGCGCCCGGCAAAAACAAACTCTGACACTGGTTTAGTGATTGAGCTTAGCGTAGTGAGAAGTTCAATCACCTGGTCTGACATCGGTACTACATGAATCTTGCGGCCCTTCATCACACTGGCGTCGATGGTGATAATCCTGTTTTCAAAATCGACGTTCTTCCATAGCATGGAACGAAGCTCTTTTGTTCTGAGGGCTGTGTAGCGTAAAACTTTAGTCGCAATAAGCGATACGATACTTCCTGAAAATGTTGCCAGTGCTTTATTGAATGCTGGGATCTGGTCGGCAGGTAAAAACGGGAAGTTCTTCTTGCGGTATCCCTTCATGGCGTCAGCAAGGTCAGGTGCCGGGTTATATTTAGCCCTACCGGTGACAATAGCGTAACGGAAAACCTCGCCGCATCTTCTGCGTGCTTTGTTGGCTCGTTCCATTGCACCGCGATCTTCAAATCTGCGGATTACTTCCAGCAGTTGCATCGGCTCAATATCCTGAATTTCAAGGCCGCCGATGATAGGTAAAATGTCGTCATCAAACATTTTTGCAAGTTCAGTTGCATAGCCTACTGACCAGACTTGCTTCTTGTGCTCGTACCATTCCTTGTAAATCGCACTAAATGAATTGTTGTTAGACGAAGCCTTTTTCGCCTTTACCGGATCGATGCCAACCGAGATGTCTTTCCTCGCAGTCCATGCCTTATCCCTTGCTTCCTGCAAAGTCATAAGCGGATATTTTCCGACGGTCAGGATTTTCTCCTTACCGTCAATCTTGTAGCGAAGCTGCCATACCTTTTTCCCGGATACAGGAACATAAAGGTACAGGCCATTACCATCGAGAAGGCGGTATGGTTTTTCTTTCGGCTTTGCTGCTTCAATCTGCTTAACGGTGAGCAT